CTCAGCTGCAATATGACGCTGACGTATGCCGGTACGCTCAACAATCCACTCATCGGATGTGTCAACCTGCTTGGCCAATTCAGCATTCGTCAAGACTCTCTCGGGCAGGTAAGAACCGCACCCTGCAATGATGGACCGGAATGGGATCACCCAGCTGCGTCCTCTTGCTCTTTATCTCCTGCGGCCTTGAACCGTATGATGTCCTCGTCGGTGCTAGTTTCTGTGTGAATTGTTGTGTCATTGTCGGTATCTTTTATTAACTTACCTGACACAACTGCGGCAGACGTAGCCGCCTCTGTGGCCCAGTGATATGCTGAATACCCAGATTGACTGGCCGAGTCTGTATAAGAAGAGTTGTGCGCCCGTGTTCCCCACTGGTACGACTCATCCCGATAGTTTTCTGACAAACCCCGCGCCGTGATTGATTCCGTCTTTGCGGCAAGCGAGGAGGTATTGCTAACTTCTGATGCCGTAGCAGATGCTGCTGCCGCGACGGCTTCTGCTGCCGATGTAGTGGCTTGCGCTGTGGATATAACGGCTTGCGCTGCGGCATTCGTTACGGCAGTTTCTGCCCTAACGATATCAATCACCTTCTCCCACTTAGTGGCCGCCAAGTCTGTCGCAAACGTACCTGATGTATGGTCAGTAAGTGCTACATAAACATTCCCTGTATCCACCCCCGCCGCTCCATCGACGATGAGGTCTCTGATGTTGTACGCCGTCGCTGTGGCCCATGTAGATTTCCATAGGCCAATGCTTTTTTGCAGTTCTGGGACGCCAGTTGCAGAAAATGCGACAACATGCAGCGCCCTTTCAGCGTCTGTCTGGGTAAATTGAACATCCTCATCGTCGCGCAGTTTAAGAGAAGACTTAACTGGTATTTCAATCGAGTCAAACCCAGTAACGATTGCGTCAAAATCCGCTTTAACAATATCGCCGCGAGCAAGTGTACCCTTCGTATAACTTCCTTGACGGGTGTAGTGTACATTTGCCATTAGCGTCTAATCCTCCGATTGGAGTAATGGACGGTCACGCCTTGTAAGATGTGTGGTTGCTCGTATGCCGTTTGAGACAAAATTAAAATCCCCATGTTTGTTCCCATTCCATCAATGCTTTCCTCTGCCGTGGTCACAACCTGACCAGACCAGTTAAAGGTATTCCAGTCGGCTATATTCCAGAATCCGCCACCGCCTGCTATATCCAGATCTACGGAGCGCCCTTCAGGAACGTCCACAGACCCATATGTGAAATCTGGTTGAAACTTGAGTTCTATATTGCTAGAGGCTCGCATCTCAAAATGAATCTTCCTGAACCGTTTGTTTCGTGTCGGCGTATCGAAGTGGTAATAAGAGAGTCTTAAAATGCCCTCTATGGCGGTCCCATCGAAAGAGGTACCCTTATCCATCTGATAGACGTAGCCATCGTCAGACCCAAAAAACATAATCTCATCACCCAATGAGTCCTCGGCAGAACATACCGTGTAGACAGGCTTGCCAAGGTCTACACGAATAAAACCCGCCAACCTATTGCCTGTAAAGGTTCCATACACCCCAGACCCATCCGAAAAGAATAGCCTGTACTGACCCTTCTTTCGCACGCGCAAAGACGATAGAGAATTACCCTTCTGCGTATCAATGATTGGCTTTATCTTCTTGCTCAATGTAGATACGGCAAAGTCACCGTAAGCGTTCACCGCAGCAAGGTTTGTTATTCCGCGATCATCCAAGTAGATTGTTTCAGTGAGATTCTGAATTGTCCATTCGATCCCTCCAGAGTTAACGGAGAAGGTCCGAAGGTTCCAGTTGGCTGAACTTGTCCCATATAGGATGTATGATCGGTTTCTATTAAACACGGCCATCGCATCGCCCTTCATAACTTGAAGCGCGGTTATTTCATCGCCAGTTCCAAGTTCTGACGCCCCCGTCACCACCGTCCAACCATAGGGGTCGCCAATGGAGGAGTGCTGTAATGAACCCTTCGTAAAGGATAAAAAGAGATGCTTCTTATGCGCCGCAATATGCCTCGGAGAATCCACGTCCATCCCAGTGAAGATTGGAATCCAATAATCCCCATCAAATTCAAATGCCGGGTTAAACCCGTCACACCCATACATGCGGTTAGTGGAGGTTGTTCCACCAAAGTTATAATTCTCAAACTCATACCTGCCGCCAGGTATTAAATTAACAGTTTCCAAAGCGGATGAAGATGCGGCTTTGGTGCTTGCGTTAACTTGCAATGGTTCACCGGTCTGGAAGGTTCCAGTGATGTTGCTTAGAACAAATATGCCCTTTGCATTACCAGTCCCATGAGCCCCGGTTTGAATGATGACCCGGCGAACATACCCCGTCGCTCCAGACGTTGACCCAGACAGTGTGTCGCCTATACTTACCACGCCAGTTCCGCTGGTATATCTAATATACTGACCAAGATCGACCTGCACCCAACCCTGATTAACTGCGGATATCGTATCCGCCGACTTAACAAGGGTTGCAGAATTATTTGCCGTGTACAGGCTGACGGAGAATGCACTAGCAGTCCCCGGAAGAACGGCATTCAATTGCAGCGTGTCTGACACATTCGTCCCAGTCACCATCTTTAGAGAGCCTGTGGTTATCGCGGCGCTTGTAAACGCGGCTCCCGATCCCGCTCCTCCAGTAATGGTGACGGTCGGGGCGCTTGTATATCCCGCCCCCGAATCAATCAACGTTATCGCCGTCACAACGGTAGCCACTACAGTTGCTTCGGCTAGTGCGCCAGAACCACCGCCGCCAGTAATGGTGACGGTCGGGACCGATGTGTAACCGGTTCCGCCCGCTAGAGTTCCTGTCAACGTCTTTATGTAATTCGTCCAGTTCGAGGCTGTAATGGTTGCAGTTGCAGTTGCGCCTGTACCCGCACCACCAATCGTTATGGTTGGTGCCGTCGCATAACCACTTCCAGAATTTTCAACCGTAATTGCTGAGATTGCGCCCGCTGATATCGTTACGCTTCCGGTTGCCGTTAGGCCGCTTGGCGGCGCACTAAAAGTCACCGGAGTTGTTTCGGGATCGGTGTAACCGGAACCACCAGCCGTTACAGTTACAGATGTAACCGTGTGGCCTTCTATTTCATTGGTGAGGGCAGCAATTCCATCGACAACGCTTTCGGCGGTAGTCGCAGTAGCGGCGTATCGAAAGGCTCTATCGGAGATGGTAATGCGGAAAATGTCACCAACCACGATTGTCCCGCCGGGAGTATAAGTTTCCCGAGCGGCGACATCATCTGTTGCGGCATAATGCATATGGCAAGAAGTTGCCCCAACATTATCCCTAAAAGCATACACAATGCCGTTGTATACCCATACGCCGCGAATTGGCCCAGACCCAGAAACCGCACCTATTTTTGATCTAGCCCGCTCAATAGAATATGTACTGTAAAGCGAATCCAACTCGTCAACAGTAGCGCCCAACGCCTCGGCGGCTCCCTTCACAACAGACTTTGTTACTCCGTTTACTTGCAGGTTCTCTCCAACCGTGAAGACGCCCTCCACCAAAGCAAGGACATAGTACCCAACAGCGTCCCCCCCAGATATCGTGCCGCTCTGTATTACCGGGGCGGCTACGACCTCGCCTATTGCCCCCGATGAGGCTCCGCCGATAATGTCTGTATCGACAACATCTCCGGCCCCAGTTTGAAAATCAATAGTCCAATAAAGGCTATCGGAAGGTTTAACTTTTCCATCGAACCTCTCATACCCGTCAATGCGTCGATATCCCCCCTCCGGGTACACCTCATAGTTTTTTCCGTATAACAGGCTTCCGGGGGGCTGGGATAACGCGGGGTCGGTGAGTATCTCGCCGCCCTCAAACGGGAAGTACTTCGCCCGCATAGATGATGCAGGGAATGAACTCCTCGAAACTAAGTCTGAATAAATATTCGTCATATAACTTGAACGACCTCTTCCGTGTCAGCGGTGCTGAGTCTTCGACGCCTCTGTTCTGGTAAGGACTGAGATTCAAGTTTATCCAATACATCCTGATATTCTGCTGATGCCGCAAGCAAAATTTCCGGGGCTTCTTCCCTCTCGGCCCACATTGTTTTCGCCCTTGCAATAATTGCACGGTGGTACTGGACCGGGATAGCGGATACGTCAAGGTTTTCAGCAAGTTTCAAACCAATGCGCCAATAATCGGCAGTGATGGTGTATACCTTGTCCGGGTGAGGGTGAACCAAAAGACTCCCAGTTGGTCTAACAATCACATAAGTTGGGGTGGAGTTAGTCTGAACCCCCTGCCGTAGACTATCTCGCCACTCAATATAATCAACATACGTCAGCCCACTCCAATTCTCAGTCTCATAATCAAGATAGAAAGACCGTAAATCCCACGTCCCAAAATCTGCGGGCTTCGGCAAAGCCGGTTCCGACACTCCCAAAGCGAGCGATGTCGAATACTGAGACCAAAGAAAATCCCAATCCTTCCAGAGTCCGTTAATTTGAAATTCCGACTGAACAACGAAATCCACAATGGCCTTGAGTTGCCCTTCTTGAGCGAGTACGGTACTTGGACCGGTCCCCGATATGCCGACTTCCTGACGGACTGTTTGGCATAGTTCAAGAAAATTCATATTTCAAAGTCCGGTGAATCAATTTTTGACAAGAATGCAATGCCATCCGATTTATTCGTCCAGTTCCCATCATTCTTCTCAACAAGTTTCCTAACCGCCCTCCAAGATAGATCATCCAATTTGACGTTGTCCGCCTGACCATGCTCGTCGCGGGTCATTGTTTTATCAGCGTGCTTAATGGGGCTTCCATCCTCTGCGACTTCTTCGCCCACTACATTAAAAAACCTTTCATCCTGAATATAGCGCCAAGAGGCGTTGCCATAGACTTCACCGAACGGAAGCGATCTGTCTAGTTTCATCTTTCAATTTCCTATGGTGTTCAATTGCGGTTGCGATATCATCTGGATGTATTTTTGCGGCGCACATGGAGGCGCCTGTTTCGACATCCCTTCTGCAAGTCGCAAAGCCAAAATGCATCTTATGACAAGGAAAACAATCAACCCCTTCCGCCCCTATGGGTGAGGTGTTAACCCAATGCTTAGTCAGGTTCTCTTTAGAGGAATGCGAGAGGAGAGCCACCTTGGCTACCTCCTCTGAACTGACAGCATTGAGAACACCAGTTTCTGGTCCCACTACTAAATCAACGGTTTGAGCAAACGCGAGGGTCTGTCTAATGCTCCATTTGCCGCTTCGTAAAAATACTCTTGGCTCTGACTCCCAGCCAACTTCCAGCATTTGGCACATAGAGTCGCCAACCATAATAAACCTGACATCGGGCCATTTAATGAGCATATGCGCCATTACAGCGTCCATATGCGGATACGCCTTATGAACAGAAGAGCCAGAGAGCGTAATAAGCACAACGTAATGAGATAGGCCGATCCGCATATTCCGCCTTTGTGCCCTCACCCATTTATGCTCCGAGGCGCTAGGGTAGAACTTTGTTTTAAAGACATGAGGCACCCCGGCAGCATCATGCAGTGCTTCGGAATAATTCTTGTTAAGTTTGGCGTGGCGCTCTGTGTGAGGTGCGTCGTAAATTGGGTCTCCCGCCAGAGAAAGCAACCCTTGCTCGACAATCCCGCCCAAGTTATACACCGCGTCGAACAACGGGGTAATGCGCTCCCAATATGGGCCGAGTTCAAAGTTCGGCACTTGATCGCTCTTCTGGGTAAACAACTCATCTACATTTGGGTCATTTATAAGAACATCTTCACCGCGTTCCGTCACATTAACGCAGACCCTCTTGCCGCTATCTTTAAGCAACTTAAGTACTGGGCTTATTTGCAGGGCATCACCAAATCCGCCATAACGGATAACGCAGACGGTATTCTCCCTCTTGCCTCCAAGTTCTTCATCAGAAAGATTTTGCCAATACTTTTCTGGAACTCGAACTATTTTCATTTTTTCTCGTTAAAGAGGTTGAACAGAGTTTTCACTTTCTCCTTCAGGCCCTCAACATCAGTCCAAAGCCGACTCAAAACAAAGATCAAAGTAACAATGCCTAAGAAAATAGGCCATAAACTAGAAATCACATCAAGGACGACAAGGCCGCTTAATTCATTCTCCATCGTCCCTCCCAGCGGCACTTAGGTAGGGTTGATTACGTCCATTATGATGCCGCCGCCAGAAGAGTTGAGGTCAACATCCTTCTCCTTTCTCCATTCATCCTCTCCGCCCGCACCATGGTCCCCCTCATGCATTCCAGCCGAGTCTTCAGCATCATGTATTGCGGATTCAATATCGCTTTCGGTGTAACCCCATCCATGTTCCGTGGCATAGCCGCTAAGTGCCTGTGCCGCAGACATACCGGGGATCATCCCCATAATGGTGCCCAGCAATCCTTTTACATTAGGGTCTTTAGGCGCTGACTTCGCCGCTTTATTGAAATCCTTGGAGTAGGCATCAAGTGTGGTCCCCCACTTGTCCCGCAAACCCTTTAATGCATTCTCGCGGTCATACTTGCTCATTACGTTCTTGTTATGTGGGATGCCAAAGTATGTGACTACCGTCACTTGATTAACCTTCGCCAGCGTTTGTTTAACGTCAACCTTCATGTTTTCTATGTTTGTGTCGTAATCCCTTTGCTTCTGATCATCAACCTTATCCATGTACGCTTGCTTTGGATCGTAGTGCGGCCCTTTAGCGTGAGTTTGTTTTGCGGGATTTTGTTTTGCGTGTATGGATTCTTTGTTTTTATGAGACTCAGACTGGTCATACGCGTCGTACTTGCCTGCGGGAGTTCCAGAAGGATTTTTCGCGGTGGCTTTAGAAAAAGGGCTTTTTTTCCCATATGCTGGCATCCCCCGCAGCAATGCGCTACGGCGGGCACTCGTGGCAGCCTTATCAAGCGCCGTCCTGCTCGCAGCCAAATCTGCGGATGTAGGATCGCCCTCAGACTGTGTGGGGCCGCCACCAGAGGTGCCAGCCAGACCCATTGAAGCCGCACCACCTACATCACTTTCCATTCCAGAACCAGCGGTAGGACCACTAATGCCACTCATTCCATGATCTGGGTGACCTCCGTCTGTTGTTCCGTCTATTTCCCCTTCTGTACTAGCACCCGAGTCGTCTGCTGTAGCCATACCCTTAACTCTTATTCAATGGTCGTGTTCGGCGAAAAGGCGGAAACGAGAACGAGTAAACCTTGGGGGCTGGATACAACTCTTCCCGATACACCTCGCCCTTCTCCCAATCATCCACCATGTGCGGTCCGTTCTCTCCGCGACAAACAATAGAAGATTTTTCGATTTCTTTATCTTTTC